CCCCGAAGGGCCTCCGTGAGGAGGCCCTCCGTGGTATACCCGTTCTATCCAAGCAATTGGGCTCAGGCCTAGACAAACAGGACTAAGAAAAGTCCGTTGAGTGCTGGCTCGCTTCGATCCGATGGATCGATAACGAGCGCGCCAGTAACGTAGTCGATCGTAAAAGAACGATAACGATACGGCTCAACTACTCTGGGTCCTTTTCCTAACTGCTTTTGCGTCTGTGGTCTCCAACTCTGTCTCAAGAGTCACGAGCCTCCAGTCTTTCATGAGATGAAAGTGAAGGACTGTGCTTGTACTTGAGAGGCAGAGACCTGGCGGCTGCTTCTTGCATTAGAAGCTGAGCTTATTCCTAGCCTGGTTCAGTGTGAAGGTTAAGTGGGTGGTACCACTGACTAACACTCTGCGCCGAGTGAGGGAGCGGTGAGGTTTCTAGGACCGAACGAATACCCAGTCGAGTCTGGGTCAAGCCTGAGGTATCGCTACCTCGACAGGACATAACAGCGACTGTTTGTGTGGTATTAGTGCGGTCAGAGACCGTCGCAGCCTCATCGGGCGGAGGGCTAGCCCCCCACACCGACCCGAGACCGGCGAACCCATGCAGGCAGGTACCAGTTAATCTTAACTGCTACAAACAATAGAATGCTGCGACTAATCGTGGAGTTAACCACGTTAATCTTAACATTCTACTTGCCTGAGCAGATGAAAACTAACTCTCGCTTGGTAGAGCTTTTCTTTACCAAAGTCTTACATCAGGTGAATGAACGTGGTCTAGCGTGGACCATAGGGTACGTGAAGTCTTCACGTCTCTGTGTTACGCGCTATATCACAGGTCATCCACTCGATGCAGTAGAGGGGATAGCTTTAGATGCAGGATGGCCAGTCTGGCTATCCGATCTGAAGCCGTTGATAACAACAACGGATGGGATCAAACTCTTGATGACGCTGTTAGTGTCATTCAGAGGAGTACGTCTCACTCCGAAGTTGGATACAACACCCATCATCTCACCATGGAAGGGCTCAGACACCATAACGGTGCGAGAGTTCTCCCATGCAATGAGGCAGTTGGGCATCCCCCGATCTACAAAGGTTGGTTGGAATGGATTCCATATGAGTACTAAGTCAGGACCGTTGGGACAAGCTATCCTAACATCCGTGACAGAGCTTACCTTGCTACCGCAAGATCTAATACAGTCAATAACTGTGTTAGGCGGTGACAAGCTGGGCAAAGTCATAGATGCTTTGGTAGTTGGCCGTTTCGGCGATCTGAGCTTAGCCACCATATGGGCCACTCTTTTCCCTCCTAAGACCTCTAGGTTCAGGAAGCTTTCCTACTTCAGCGATAAGGAGGGGAAGACCCGAGTAATTGCTATCCTTGACTATTGGTCACAGACCGCACTTCGTCCCTATCACGACCTCATGATGAGGTTGTTGAGAAGGATTCCGTGTGATCAGACCTTTGATCAAGGCGCTTTTACAAGGGATTCCCTTCCCGGTCCTTACCACAGCCTTGATCTTTCCAATGCCACGGATCGGATGCCTCTGAAACTTCAGATGCGTCTAATCGAGTGGTTAGTTGGGGAGAAAGAGGCTGCGGCATGGGCCCACGTTCTCGTTGGCTATGAGTACTCTTCCAAAGGAAACCCTGACGTTAAATATAACGCCGGGCAACCGATGGGAGCGTACTCCTCATGGCCGGCAATGGCTTTAACGCATCATCTCATAGTGAGGGTAGCGGCGCTTCGCGCCGGTCACCCGCACTTTTGCCAGTATTTTCTACTGGGGGATGATATTGTTATTGCCAATGCAGCTGTTGCGGCCGCTTACCGAGCGCTGTTATCAGACCTCGATATGCCCATCTCTGAAGCAAAGACGCATGTGTCTAATGACACGTTCGAATTTGCCAAGAGGTGGATTCATAAAGGGGTTGAAGTAACAGGGTTCAGTATAGCGGGAATGGATAGTGTGTGGAAGAGATACTCCCTTCTACATAACTATCTATGCACGCAACGCGACCATGGGTGGAAGCTTGAGATAGAACGGCACCCGGAACTAATCTCAGCCATGTATCGCTTATACGGACGTCCACAACAAAGTGAACGTGTCGTAAAACTTTACATGGTGTTCGACGCGTTGGCGCAAGCCAAACACACGGGAGAGTACTCCATCCTAATCCATAGGGTGGAGGAATTCTTCGGTGTGCACGTCTTGCAGCGCGAGCCGGCTGAATCAGCTGACTCTCTCTACACTGATACGCTCGGAAGAGCGTTTCACGTAGAGGCTGCAAAACGTCTCGTCGAACGAGATTTTGGGCGTTTCCAGCGGGATGCGTATTCAGTGAGCGCTAAGCTTACTGGTACGTTCCTTCGGAAATTCCCAGGCTTGGATGTCCAGTCCTACCGAGCAGCTCTCAGAGGAGTGCATCCCTTAGTCACAGTCCTCAACCAAATGATCCTGGCTTCCGCACAAATTCTTAATAAAGAGTTTGGGCGGGCTATCGGTATTCAAACCGCTAGAAGTAGCCAGTATCAGGCGATTGCGGGCTGGGACGAATCCCAGCGAGTACCGGAGAGTACCTACTTAAATGTAGGTGTCTCTAAGTACTTTGTTTCTAAGGGTGTCTTCTCAATGAGAGCAAGCCACTCACTGTCGCTGACAGAGTCCATGTTGGTCAAAGCTATTCTTGACGTTAGTCGAGAGTTCGCTGAGTCCAAATGGAGTCCGATGCCGGCGGTGGTGGAACCACTTGCTCAAGTTGAGGAGATACCTGAAGAGACAAGGACACGTAGATACCACAGGCATTTTGCTAGTGGACCTACTATTTATGTGTTCCCGTCTGGTCAGGGATCTCTGGAAGCTAGCTAGTAGGCTCTGGGCTCTCTAAGCAGTACGGGCAGTGAGCGTTCTTATGGTTGCGCTTACCACGTAACTGTAAGGGGGCTTGCTGCGGCTATTCTAGCCTTGAGCAGAAGCTAAACCACCGAGGCGCGGTCGCTGACCCTGGTACCAAACAGGGCCAACGTTCACTGCAACGGCAGGTAGTCTCGCGGGTCCAAGAATCC